TAATATAGTTGTTGCTTTAGAAGTAGTTAACGCAGCTAAAGCAGTAATACCGTAAGGTAGCACATCAATAACCGCAGCGTTAACAACTGAAACTAAACATTTGAAAACACCGTTAGCGTTAGACACTATAATAGTATCATTCACTCTAATACCATGATTAGCAGCTGTAAATCCAGCACCAACGTTACCGTCGATATCATCTTCAATTGTTATCTGTGAAATGTTAGATACACCTGTACCTGGATTCGCACCAGCAGTTGCTGAATTTACGTTTCCTAAATAAGATAAATGTAATCTACCTTGCTCTGACCAAATCACTTGATCAGCAGTCATAGACTCTTCAGCTCCTACTTGTGAAAGAAATCCTGATATAGTTCTCGGTCCGAAAACTTCAGCTTCTTTTTCCATAAGATCTGGTAAATATTGTTGAGCCCAACCCATATCTTGGTTGAAATCAATGTAGTTTGTAGATAGTGCTTGCTTCTGGTGTGAAGCTACGCTATTCAAACTAGGGCCATTTGTAATTGCCATAATTTTGTTTTTTTAATTATTTTTTAAATTTATTGTTTTTTATTTTAAACTTAAAATCTTCAGAACTATCGCCTAGTACTTTTACTTTCATACCTCCAGCACTTATTTCACCATGCGATTGTCTAGGATCCATGCTTACGTTCTTAGCATTTGCAACGCTATCTTTCATAGCATCTGCTTTACCTTGTTCGTAAAAATGGTTAGCTATCGTATCAGCGTTCATTGCTGTGTATAAAGATTTATGATAACCTGCAGCATCTTCCATTGTTTCATTTTCATTCAAAAACTTTTTGATAAAATTGTTAATGTCGCTCTGCGTCTCTTTAATCTTGTCGGTATTGTTAACATTCATTCTAAACTTTTTATCTCCAATGTTATATTCAAAACCTTTGAATTCATCGTTAAAAACCTGATTGGTTTTATTAATAAAAGCTGAAGTGTTGTTATCAAGTACTTCTTTTCGCTCTGCTTCTTCTTCGTTATACCTACCAAAGAAATCAATTGCTTTTTGCTGCTCAGTTGTGAGTTTAGATCCGCTTTTAATTTCTTGATAATATTTAGACTTTAGCCCGTCTAGGTGGCTTTTAGCGCTGGCAACTTGCTCTTTAAGCGCTAACTTTTTTCTTTTAATATCTCTATCATCATCTACATCTTCGTCATAAGAAAATTGATCTTCCATTAAAAAGTCAATTTCTTCACTATTTAGATGAGGTTTTGTATTTTTATAGTATTCAAGTAATAAATCTTGGCTATCTAACTTTTCATAATCTGTATTTAAAGTTACATAATCAGTTAAATCACCTCCAGTTTCCTCCATAAAATCTACTAACTTCTGTATGTTTTCAGGTAAAGGTTTTCCTGTCTCTATGTTTTCTTTAATAGCTTCATTTGCTACCTTCACTATTTTTGCAGCCTCTTTTGATTCTTCTTGAGTTAACTCTTGTAAGACTGGTTTTTCTTGTGCTTGTCCTTCCGGTTGTACTTTTTCTTGTTCTTGTGTGGTGTCGGCATTTTCAGTGCCATCAACCACTCCGCTGTCGTCAGCGTTACTTTCTTTAATTTCATCTTCTTTTGGTATTTGGGGTTTGCTTAAGTCAACTTTAGTTATGCTTTGTTCCATAACTTCTGCTTTCTTTTTCATTTTAGCTCCAACCTTAGTAACGTTTCCTTTTGTCTCGTTACCACCTGGTTGTTTTTCTTTTTTTGCTTTCACTTTAATCTTGCCAGTTTCGTCATTTGCGATTGGCGTTTCTTTTTCTGCCATAATATAATATAATAATAGTTAATAAATTTTACATACCTAACCCAAAGCCACCTTGATTATCATCACTTGTTTCTTCAAAGTTTTTAGGTCCTTTACCATTATTTCTTTGATCTATTAGTTCTGATTGTTGTGTTGCTTGGATTCTTGTTCTTTCGTCCTTACGATCTTCTTTTTGTTTTTCTTTGCCGTCGCCTTGCCCAAGCTGCATTTTAGCTAACTGCATTTTAAACCCATACTCAGTTTCTATTAGCTGTTTTTTAATTTCAGCTTCCTCTCTTAGTCTTTGAGATTCCATCTGAGCTTTAGCTTGTTCTATCTGTATTTCGGTTTGCGCTAGTTGCTGTGCTTTTTGTACCTCCGCTTGAGCAGCCGCGGCTTGTGTTTGTTGATTTGCTTCTCCTTGGGCTTTAATATTTTCTTGTTGCATTGCCTGGTCTCTATCAAGCTTCTTTTTTCTTCTAATTTTTAACAACTGATTAGCTAACTTAATATTCTTAATATCTCTAAGATCTATAGCATCAGCAAGCTCAATTAATTGTTGTCCTAAGGCTACTTGTATATTGTTTTCTAATAAAGCTTTTTCCTCTTCGTCTGGTGCTAGCTCTAAAAATATACCAAAGTCATACAAGTGTAGTTCAGACACCTCTTCTAGTGTAGCTACGTTATGAGCACCTATAGCTTGTATAAAAGCATCTTTAGTTGGAGAGTACTCTATAATGTCAGATATTCTTAACGATAACTTTTCACAAACATCTGCTGTTAAAAATAAGTTAGATTGTAATATGTGCCTTGTTGCTGTGTTTGAGTTTGCTGCTGCTAGCTTTTGAACACCAACTAATGAATACTTGTCAGGTTTAGAACCATCAGAAGCTTCATTAAGCCCAGTCACGTCTCTTATCATTTGTAAATAATAATTATATGTCTGTATAAGACTTTGCATTTTATTACCACCAGATCCAGAAGTTAACTCTTGAATAGGTATTTTGCCTGGGTTATTATCACCATCTTGAGTAAATGACCTACCAATAACAGATCCTGTTTGAAAGAACATGTTAAGCGCTTCTTGTGGATTATAATTAGTACCATTACCTAAGTCAATTTCAGCTAAACCATCGGCATCTAAATAAACACCGTCAGGCACCATTCTAGACATTACTTGTTGTAACTTTAAGTGTGTAAGTTGTATCATGTCCGCAAAACCGGTAACCCTATTTACTAACGAATCAATTCTACCCTCATACATTCTTGGAGCCACAATACTATAGTTCATTTTAACTTTAGTATAATCACTTTTTGAACGCATCATGTTTTGAGACTTCTCCCATTTTAGTAGTTTTTCAGTACCAAGTATCATAGCGCCTTCAAACAAACACTCTACCTGTCTAATCATCTTGCTGTATCCTCCCTCTAAATCTTCTGGTGGATTAAAGCTATCATTTTTAGGTATTATTTTATCAGCACCCGTGCCTGTTTTTTTAACTTTATAAACCTCATTCATATAAGTTTTATAATTAAAATATAAAACTTGAACTTTGTTTCTATCACCAGCAGTTTTTTTATCGTGATAACTACTATAAAAAGTTGAACTTGATTTGGAAATTTTTTCTAACTCTTCATTATCTAAGTGAGGAAACTCTCTTACAAGTTCGTTTATTGGTATTTCTTTAACCTCACCAACGTAGTATATATCATCAAAATAAGGGGAATCAGTGTGTGAGTAAACTAAATTAGCTGGATCAACATATTTAACTGTAGCTCCTTCTGAAGTGTTAAAGTCTGTTTTAACAGCACCTATGCCTAGTATTACTAAGTCAGATAAAACACGTTTCTTTGTTAATTCGTATTTGTTTCCTTCTAATAAAACGTTTATAGCTTGTTCTTCAGCTAACTCTACAGACTGCTTGTATGTCAACTGCATGTGAAGAGCAACTTCTTCTTCTGTTTCCGGTAAAGTTTCTTGTGGGTTATCGTTTAGTGGAATACCAAACGCTTGTTGAGATAGTTCGTTTAACTCTTGAGTTTTTACATCCTTCATAACAGATTCCATATACTCTGTTCTCTTAGCAACTCCATAAGGATCTTGTGAGTATGCTTTTATATCAAACATTCTTTCAGCCATACCATTTACTACTATATCTACAAATTTAGATATAATAGGCACTGGCTTCCAGTCTAAGTTTAAATAAGATAGATCACCATTAATAGATAATTCATCTTTGTATTTCTGAGTAGATTGCTCGCCTCTAGCATAAAGCCTTAGGTTGTGAAAAGTTCTTTTAGTGTGATCATGTCTATTGTTAGAGCTGTTAGCATGTGTTTCATTACCATGCCACTCGCTTTGAATAGCCTTACCAACCTCTAAACCATATTCGTAACTTATTTTTTCAGCGTCACTAACTACTTGACTTGGAAAATTTCCTATCATATTATTGTTTAATTATTTTAGACATACCACCTTTGTTTTCATATCTTGAAATATGTATATTTAACTTTGGCTTTTCAACCTTAGCGTTTGGAGCGTATAAATGTCTATTGTTAGCCATAATAGCTAAACCAGAACTAATAGACGCATCGTGCTTTGTTCTTTTGTTTATGTCAAATCTTGTCCAATCATTTAACAGGTCATTAAAATAACAGTCTCCAACGGATCCATCTTGTTGTAAACCAACATGTGCTTGTATATACATTTCTATTGCAGCGGCGTGAGCTTGTTTGATATCTTCACTTGAATTAGGTATTCCACCAACTTCTTTTTCAGCTACAGATAATTTGTTCCATATTTTATCTGGCCTGTTCATACTAAACGCCCTGTAACCGCGCCTTCTAAAGTAATATAATAATCTGGGTTTGTTGTTCTCCGCTAATATTGGCATGCCATAAAACACGCAAGCCATAAGAACATCTTCAAAGAATATTTCTGCCGTAGGTGGTCTTGATAAGTATTCTAAAAAAAAACTATTTGCGGGAGCGTCCTCCATACTAAACCTTGTAAGGCCATGCAATGCTCCTTTTGAACCTACTCCATCTACGGTACCTGATATGTCATACGAGTCACAACCAAATGCACCCATGTGTTCATTACCAGGATATTTAACACCATTTTTAATAACCACTCTATTTTGTAATTGTTGAGATGGTACCCAACTAACTTTAAATCTACCTTTTTTATCTGGATAAAATATTACTTGAGAATCTTTAATACCATTAACCCATTGAAAATTACCTTGAGTAATACCTAGTGTTCTAGACATCTCTTCGTTATAATCTATTTGTTCGTATATTTTAACTAAGTTAAATATACTTCCTTTTGTTTCATCTCTAAATGCATGCTCAGTAGTTCTTGGAAACTGACGGTAGAACTCATTTAAAGCATCTTGATCGTCTTTTAAACCATCTACTTCGTTCTGCCAACTATCAATTACACCTAAATCTATTAATTCACCATCTGGTGCGAATCGATCGATATCAGGAGTAGTGAAAACTGGAACTCCGTGCTCATCAATAAATCCTTCATAGTTCCATTCCATTGGGATAAACAAAGAGTATAAACCAGATTTTGTCTGACCATTTCTATTTCGTTTCGTGACGTCTGATGCATTATATAGTTTTTTAAAGTTATCACCTCCTTTATCTAGAGCGTTTGATGTTGATCCCATCATACACTTACCAACAATTCTACTACCTAATCGTAAGCATGTCTTTGTAACACGCCAGTTATTTAATATATTATCAGGTCTCTCCCACTTACCGCTCTCATCATGTACTAGTAGCGCTAGTTTCTCACCATCATAACTATTGT